GACCTGCTTGACCTCCTTCTCGCCGTAGTCACCATCAGGCAGGATCACCTTTTCGGACAGGCGGAGCTGCACTAGCTTCTGTGCGCCATCGACGAGCTCAGTGCGCCAGCCAAGGATCTCCCGTGGCGTATAAGTCACCCAATACGGTCGCCCTTGCTCACCCGCAGACGGGGCATCAACAAGAACGCCAACGTGACCGTATCGAACGAGCTGCCGCGCTGTTTCGTAGCACCAGACGTTGAGGTCGTTGCCTTGCAGGTCAACGTCGAATAGCTGCTCCCGCACGGTGTCATTGACATCGTTTAGGCGTACCGGCTTGCGGGTAAGCATCCCCGCCAGCATCCGCTCCAGGCGAACGTAAAAAGGCGGGCAGACAGATCGAGCCAGTCTGTTGTCATACGCCTCGTCAATCTCTCGAGGCTCTTGCGGCAGATAGCGACGGTGACGCCTGCGGATCTCGTAAGTGCCGCCCAGCAAATCTTCGATCAGACCCCAATGCGCCTCCTGGTTGTTCCAGGCGGAGTTCGGGTCATTAACCTTGGCGACGCGCGCAGTCAGCTGGCGATCGTAATGCTGGAAGCCGCTGTACACGTCTCACCTACACGGGCTTTGACGCATTGTAAGTGCGTGCCTTAGTAGATCCTGATACCCGTTGACTTGCCAGCCCGCTCGTACAACGGATTGAAGGCGCCAAGGACTAGATAGCCGAGACCGTCTGTCCAGTGCTCGATGCCCGCAGACTTGTCGATGATGTAATCATCAGCGCCTTCCTTGAAGCACACGTTTTTTAGCGCCTTGATTGTGTGCTTACAGCGCGGATGAATAAACAGCTTGCGATGACCGTCTGCCGTGCGGATCATCCAGTTTGTGCTGTTGATCTTGTCCTTTACCGCCCAGGGCGCTTTCGGGCTAATGCACTGGAATCCGTAGCGGCGGATGATGTCGTGATCGGTTCGACCGGCAGATGATGTCTTGCGGGCGCTGCCTGTCGGGTCGGGGTAGGCGATGATCCTGCGATCAGGGAAACGCTCCTTGAGGAGCTGACAAACCTCGTCGGTATTGGACTGCTTAACCGCGAGCTCATCCCAGATATGCATCGTGTCACCGACACGGCTTGCGAGAACGCCAGCCATGATCCCGACGTTGAAGTCGGTGCCCCAGTAGATGTCGCCGCCGGTGTCCTTGATGTCGTCTGAGATGTTTTCGTCGCTGAAGTCCGGATAAACCCGACCGGCAAGGGTCTCGAAGCTGGCGAGGTACTCCTGGCGGAACGTGCGCTCATCAAGCGTGCGCCTTGCTGCCTCGACCTCATCCGAGGGGACGTTGCCGCCTTCGATCGTCGTGTAAGAGAACGTGCGCCAGTCTTCCTGCTCCTGCGCTTGTTCCCATAGATCGTGGAACCAGTTCAGACCAGCAGGGGTGCTAATGAACCAGGCAGGACCGCCTTGGTCAGAAAGCGCCGGGCGCAGCACCATCTCCCAGGCTTCTTGCTTGACGTAGGCAGCCTCATCAACGACGAGAGCAGAGAGACTGACACCACGCAGGCTGTCCTCGTTCTCTGCGCCTTTGAGCTCGATCCGACTGCCGTTGATTAGCTCGACGCTAAGGCTCGACTCGTTCTGTTTAACGACGAGCTCGCGCGGCGTCATGTCTCGAAGCAGTCGCCAGGCGATCTGCTTTGCCATCCGATAGTTCGCGGTGACGTACCAGTTCAGGCTGTTCGGCTTCGCTAGCGCCCAGCAGATCAGGCGCGTCACGCAGAGGTATGTCTTGCCGAAGCGACGACCCGAGCACAAAAGCTTGAAGCGGTTGTCGGCGTCGTAGACCTGACGCTGCGGACCGGTAAGGGCTGCCTCGAGATTCTCGATGATCTCGTGATACGTCTCCGAGGTGTAACTGCCCCCGGCTTCGGGAGCGTCGAGGACAGAGCCGAGGGATACGGTCCCGAGGATGCTCATTTGCCGCTCTCAAGGACGTGCGCGATCCGCGCCATCGTGTTAATGCAACCGAGGGCGACGTGCGGCTGTCCGTTCTTCCGCGCTTCTTTTTGCAGGCTTGCTAACTGCGACATCAGCTCTGCGGTAAAGGTGCGCCGATCGATGTCGAAGTCTTTGACCATTACATCGTTCGCCCAGCGGATGTACTGATCTGTCTGCCGCTCGGAAAGCCCCCACTCGTTCGCGGCATAAACAAGGACCTCTGAGCGCACGGCGCCGTTAGCGAAGAGCCTTGCGACGCGGTTGATACGGTATGTCTTTTCTGCCTTAGTCGAACGGGGGGCACGCCCTGCGTTGTCACCTCGGTCTGCTTTGCGTGCCATCAGACTGGTTTCTCGATGATGTACCCGGCGAAGTCTCCGAAGCGGAACCACTGGTATGGACTACCGGGGAGCTCGGAGAGAGTGATTGGTCTTTGAACTCCTGCGAGGGATAGCTCTTTATGGATTATTTGATCAGCGGGGGTTTTAGCGGCGAACTTACCGGCGAGGGTAAGGCGGTACATAATGGTACTGATATAGCCCGCATCTGGTTCGAGCTTATCAAAAACGATGATTGCGCCTCCTGGGTTGCAGGTTTCGTAGAGGGAAGCGAGGAAGGTTTTACGATCTCGCGGCTCGATAAACATCAGGCATAGGAAAAGGATGGCGAGGTCATAGGGGTGGTACTTGTGGTCCTGAGCGGTCGAGCAGACAAAGGTGCCGGGCGCGTCGTAGATGTCCTTCATTGCCTCGGAGGGTTCGATGCCTACGAGGGAGGCGTTGCGATCTTTTAGGGTCGGCGCGATAGCTCGCCCGATGTTTCCGGTAGAGCAGCCGATGTCGTAGACAAGCCCGTTTTTCGATATGTAGTGCCTAGCGAGATGCGTTATGGCATCGGTTGCTAGGTCGTACCAGGGGAGCTGTTCGCGAACGTGTTGATCAAAGCCGGTCGCAACTTCAGGCGTCTCGAAAGTCCAGTTGCGAGGAATCTTCATTCGATCTTTGAAAGTATTTCGTCTGCGACTGTTTGCGCGATTTTAGACATCATTACGGGCGGGACAGCACGTCCGATACGTTCCCACTGTTGAGAGAAAGAACCGGTGAGGATGAAGTAATCGGGGAAGCCTGAGATGCGGCGAAGCTCTCCGAGGGTGAGGGTGCGCGGCTCGGTCCAGTGGTAGAGCTGCTGGATCCCTTGGGTAACAGTGTTAGCGGGGAGGCTCGGTGACTGCTTGCAATGAGTCAGGAAGCTGTTTCTGCCGGTGAGGCGCTTACAGGTATTGCCAAGGGTGTCGCCTGCCTTTGTGTGTACCCAGAACTTGTAGGTTTCGGTGTCAGGGCTAAGGATCTTTGCCGTCGTGTCGTCGGGCGGGATAACGAGAGCGTCCCCGATGTTGTAGGTGTAAGGAAGCGGCTTGGGGTGCGCGGGTGCGATGCCGAGATCGTTGCGCACACCGACAAAGATCGTGCGCTTACGCATCTGGGGGACACCTAGCCAGCGAGCGTCAAGGACGCGACAGGAAACGGTGTAACCGCAATCGCGAAGGGCTTGAAGGATCCGCTTGAAGTAGCCCTTTGCGGTTCCTTTGACTAAGCCGCTTACGTTCTCGGCGACAAAGACCTTTGGCTGTACGCCGTTAAGTATGCGGGCGTACTCATAGAAGAGGTCATCGACGCGCTGTGCGCCGTCGGAGTAGGACTTAACTTTGCCCCATCCTTCCTCGCGCTTGCCTGCGGTTGAGAAGGCGGAGCAGGGAGGTGAGCCGTCGAAGATGTCGAGCTCGCCGCGTTCTACGCCAGCGCGTTCGAGAAGAAGCTCGGGGGTGAGGTCTCGAATGTCGCTGCTATCGAGGTAGCTATTCGGGTGGTTGGCTTTATAGGTCTTGCGAGCCTCGGGGATGAACTCGTTGGCGTAGACGACGCGGAACCCTGCCATTCGGTAGCCAAGGCAGGAGCCGCCACCGCCGGAGAAGGTAGAGGCGACCTTGTAACCGTTCCAGGGCAGGTCGGCGATCGCCTGCATCGAGGGGACGGAGTAGGGAGGCTTCATCGTGCGGTGCGGATGCGGTTGTATGCGGCGATTGCGCTGCGGGTACCGGGAACGGCGGACATCGCAGCGACGCCTAAGCGTTCGGCGATGCCGGAGTCACCGAGCTGGAGGTTTGAGTGCTTTGGAAGGTTGAAAGGGTCTAGCTCGGGATACTCGGAGCGGATCGCCTCTTTTTGCCGTGGCTTGTTTAGTTCGTCCCAGGAGCGACCGATAAAGAGCTTGAACACCCGGGTGTCGTAGTAGGGGTTGACCAGGCTGACGTTTGCGGCGTTGCATACAGCGGTGATGCCCTTACGTCCGCCTGCGTCAGGATCGGAGAAGTAATCGTGGCGGAAGGCGTCGAACTTGGCTTGCGGCTCCCGAAAGTGAATCATCGCCTTTTTCGAGAGTCCGAAGTGCCCGTCAGCGCATAGACCCGTGACGAGGGTTGAGATACCTGCGGCTTGCACGGCGTCGGCTAAGAACAGGAACGGAAAGGTGCATTCGATCCGCGCTTTTTTCTTGAGCTTGTAAGAGCGGGTGAGGAGTTTTAAGGCGGTTGTAATTTTTTGCTGCGAGGTTGGAAGGTAGACCGGGGCGAAGTAGACGCCGAAGTGCTTTGCGAGTTTCTCGGCGTAGAGAAAGTCAGTAGAGGGGTGCCCCTCGAAGGCGAAGGAAAAGACTGTCGGCGTGAGCCCCGCTTCGATAGCGGAGACAACTAAGGCAGATGAATCAATCCCTCCCGAGGTCGCGACTGCAACCTGCTCCGGGAGAGGTTCGAGGATCTCCCGAAACACACGCCGCAGTGGGGTGTTTATCACGCAGCTTTACCGCTCCACTCGTATCCGCACGAGGGGCAGCGGTGCTCGGTTTCGATGTCGTCGTCTACCTCATCGAAGTCTTCGGGCGCGATCTGTTCCGTCTCGGCTTCGAGGATTCCCTCGAGGTCGTCGCTGTTGAACCAGGCGGTGATGTCGTGCTCTTCGGAGAGACGGTGCAGCATCTCCTGGTCCCATTCGGAGAGATCGGAAGTCCGGTTGTCAGCGAGGGCTAGCCCGACTTTTTCTTCCTCGGAGAGGTCGGTGCGCTTGATCGCGATGAGCTCCGAGCCATCAGTTTCGATGACGCGGACGTTAGTGATCCCAGCAGCTTTAGCACCTTCAACAGTGCCGTTACCGGCAAGGACTCTGTCGTTCTCGTCGATAACGATCGAACGAGCCGCGCCATACCGGTTCAGGGATTCTTTGATGAGTTCAGCGGATCGATCGGTTCTCTTGCGGGCGTTTTTGTGGTCCGCTTTGAGGTTGTTGATTGATGCCACTGGGCTACTACTTTTTGCGGTAGAGCGTAGAGCGTAAGGAGTAACTGCGCAAGCTAGGACTGAAGATTGCGGAGCTGATTGATTTTCGGCTCTACGAGATGGTGGGAAGAGACAACGCCGCAGTTATCCCCGAGGCATACGCGCACGCACCCGTCGGGGAGATTTTCCAAGGTCGGCTGGACGGAGGAGGCGGCTGACTCGACCAAGTTGTTCAGGCGGTCTCTCGGGGTCATTGATCTCGAAGTAAAGGGCGGAGTGGTACTGCTCCCAGGCGTTCTGTAGGTCGAGGAACTGCTGGTTGGTCATCGATGCCATGAATCGAACAAAGAACGGCGGCGGCTACGGCTTCGACGGTGGGACGAGAGCAAGCGCCCTGAGAAGCCTTCAGAGCGGCTCTAACGGCGTCCTGGTACTGCCGAAGGGATAGGGGTGGCAACTGGGTCTGCACGCCCATTGACGGGTCTCCTAGGGCACGCAGACGGATCAGTTCAGAGCGGCTAAGGGACAAAGCCTTCGCCTGAGCGTCGATATGGTCCCGCTCCTCGGGGGAGAAATGGACCTTTGCGACAAAATTGCGCATGTCAGAAGGGCAGGGGTTCTTCGGATTGTTCAGGGTCAACGTTCCGGAGTGATTGGGTCGGTAGGTCGCGAGGGCTGACCACCTCCACCTTGGGCGGGGCGGCTACATCGCGAAGCAGGTTGCGGTAGCCCTGCGGGTTGATATGCCCCGGCGGCGGGGTGTCGAGATCCTCGAGCGTGCACCGCTTCGACTCGATCAGGCGCTTAAGGAGTTCGCGTGCGCCTTCGGGCGTCGAGATTCGGACGAGTCCCATTAGTCGAACGCCTCCAGCCGCTGCTTCTCCTCTTCGGCCCAGGGGTGCCGTACCCAACGACCTAAGCCGCGCGAGCCCTCGGCGCCGGGGATCGGGGCGCAGTAGGTGCAGTAGTAGCCCTCCTTGTCGTACATGCCGATGGCGTGGTCTGAGGCGACAGGGCTGTAGTGAAAGCGAGTTTCACCTAGCTCAGTTTCACCGAACATCGCGGAGGTCGCGATGCGGTAGACGCTTTGGGGGTTGATGCGTTGCTTGTTGTCGAAGACCTGGTGAACGCATTTCCCCCGGTTCGCGTAATCGAAAAGCGGGAGCATCAGAAAACGTAGGTTGCGTGGTTAATTTCTTGTTGCCCGACCGGGCGGTCGTTGACGGTGGCGTACCGCTCGTCACGGAGCCAGCGGAAGCAATCGGGCAACGGGCTAACGAACGTATCGCCCGCCGCCGCCTGCTGTTGGATCTCCGAACGGATCGCATCCATTAGCACCTGCTCGGTCTCGTGCTGGATCGTCTTTTTCCACTGCGATAACGCCTTGGGCTTCGACTGACTAGCGGCTCGAACGGGGGCGGACAGGTATGCCTTCCAGAACCGCTCGAAGCCCTCGGGACCCTTAGTCCGAGTCCTTCGCTTCGGCTCCTCTGACACGGCTGCAAACTCGGTTTGCAGCTTTAAGAGGGTTCTTGTTATGGGTTCTTGTTCTTGGGTTTTTGTTTGTAGGTCGTTTTTGACCTGGGTACCTAGGTCGTTTTTGACCTGACCCCTAGGTCGTTTCTGACCTGGGTCGTTTTTGACCTGGGTGCGTTTTTGACCTGGGTCCTCCGTCCGAACGTGGTAGACGGCGGTAGCTCCCGGGCGGTGCTCGACCTCAACCCAGCCTTTCTTTACAAGGGTCGCGATCGACCGCTGCACGACCTTCCGCGAGATCCGCGAACGGTCGGAGATTGTCTGAAGAGAGGCATAGCAACCCTTGGCAGAGTTCCAGCCGAAGCGATGCAGCCAGAGATAAACAATGAGGGCTTTAGGTTCTACGTCGGCGTCCATTAGTAGATATGGAGCGACAGCAAAGCCCGTCGATTTGTACGCCTGTTTCATGTACAATGGGAACGGAACTTGGGGGAGACCCCGCTGCCCCGGCTAGCTACCGGGGTTTTTTATTGTACGGATCTAGACGGGGCTGTCCATCGATTAGGCATCGACTTTCGGCAGCCCTGCCTTCTCCTCTAGGCGCGTAACCGCTTCATCTAGGAGATGATTTACAAACGCCTTTTTCTGCTGGTAGCTAGGCATCACGTTCTCGATCCTTTTCAGGAGCTTGAGATCGATGCCGACCTTAGTGCTGTCGTTGACCATCGGGAGGGGTAGGTTTGTGGTAGGGTTCGGACCCAAACCGGATCCTAGCGCACCCTATGCTCGACCCGATTCCGCACCTCGAGTTCTTCGAGGATCTCCACCGGTATCGGTACGAGGGGCGCTGGCTGCCGTTTAGCGTCTCGCGGATCGCGAGCCCCGCTAGCCCGGAAGCGGCTAAGCGGTTCGCCGAGACCCGGCATCTATGGGCGCCGCGCGGCAATACCGTTCACGCCTACTGCGAGGCGATGTTGACCGGGCAGGAGAAGAAGCCGGGGGACTACGCCGAATGGACCGACCCCCTAGAAGAGTGCTGGCTGCTCCGGGACAGCGAGCCGATCGCGGTGGAGTACCGGCTATGCGATGCCCGTAAAGGGATCGGCGGCAGCTTTGACTTCTTAGTCAAGAGCCCAAACGGCAAGCTCGTGCTCGGAGACCTGAAGACCGTCGGGAGCGACTCCGCCGTTAGCCAGCGGCAACCGGCTAAGGCGCAACTCGGTGGTTACCTCGCAATGCTGATCGATCACCACAAGCTCACGATCGACTGGTGCTACACCCTTGTCTCTGGCCCGGGTCGGTGCCGGCTGATTCAGAACGAGCCCGACGAGTGCCTTGGCGCCTGGATCGATGCTTGGGACAATTTCAAGGTGATCCAGGGACTCTTCTGACCGATCTCGACTGGGGCGACATTTTCCGGAAGCGCCCGGACCTCGACCCGCCCGGGTACGGCGAAGCGGTCGAGAGGGGGAAGGAAAGGAGCGGGCGACGGTACCAGCAGCAGGGGAAACGCCGAGCGGGTAAGGGAGGGAAGAGCAAGCCGGTGCGGTTCCCGAGCCTGAAGCACGGAACCGATTAGACCCGTTAAGTGTTGTAACTGGGTCCCGATCGGGTCCGGAATGGGGTAGGATTGCGTCACGGGCAAAGCCCACCACCTTCTCGCCTCCAATGCAAGCCATCCAAGAACAACTCGACGCCGCCAAGGTCGAGCTCGCTAAAGCCCAAACCGAGTACCAGCACTGCTTCGCTCGGGGCGACTGGTCCGAGTGCTCGAAAGCCAAGCGCAAGGTCGCGAAGCGCATGAAGATCGTCTCCGCTCTCGTCGCCGAGAAACTCGCCGCTCGCTGACCGCCTGGACAGGGGGCAGAAAATGCCCTAAAACTGCGCAGCTACCAATGGGCAGAAAATGCCCCGCCAGATCCTTTCAAGTTCCCATGGACAACCCCTTCGAGCTCGTGCTCGTAACACCGGAGCTAGCCGCCGAATGGCTAGGTATGAACGTCGAGATCAACCGATCAGTCCGCAGCGCTAAGGTCTCCGCGATCGCCCGCGACATCAAGAAAGGGGCGTGGCGGATTACGCACCAGGCAATCGCCTTCGACTGGGACGGCAAGCTTATCGACGGGCAGCATCGCCTTAAGGCGATCATCAAATCAGAGGTCCCGACAAAGGTCTGGGTCTTTAGAGGGCTCGACCCGACGACCTTCACCGTTATCGATTCCGGCTGCGCTCGGACCGCATCAGACGCGCTGAAAAAGCACGGGATGAAGAACACGACTGCTGTCGCAGCCGGGGTTCGGCTCGTTCTTAAGCATCGCCAGCGGCACAGGACATCTCGGCTCCACACAAAGAACTACACCCATTCCCATACGGAGATCGAACGCTACGCCGTCGAGAACTTCGAGACGTGCAACGAGGTGGCAGCCTTCGCCTCTTCGGTCAATAGGGAGTGCCGCTTAATCCGCTGCGCCGCTGCCGTCGGGTTTCTACTTCTCTGTCACGAGAAAAACGAGGCTGATCTGCTGCACGAGGCAATGCGTTTCCTGGGCAGGCTCGCCGTTGGCGCTGACCTGCCTCGTGGCTCCGTCGAGCTCGCTCTGCGGAAGTACCTCGAGAGCACAACACCTCGGACGCACAACCTAAACAGCACTGACTTCTCCCTCGCTCTCCTGATCAAGGGCTTTAACTACTACCTGATGGGGGAGCCGATCGTGCGATTTAACGCGGGCAACCTTTCGCCGTTCCCGATGGTCGGAGCCGAGGCATGAAAAAGATGACCCGTCTAAACGTCTCGGTCACATACGAACAAAAACTGTGGCTTGCGCAGAAAGCCCAGGAAGACGGATCAACATGCACGGGTGTACTCCGTGACCTCATTCGCAAAGCGATGCGGAGGTCAAACAGCAAACCCGCGAAAGAACAATGAAGGTTCGCCGTCCGCGCTACAAGGCTGTCCAGTCCGTGCCCGAAGAGCTCCTTGCCACCGGCTTTCGGTGGGAAGGGATCCGACAGGCGTACTTCACCCAGATCGGTGACGAGGACGGCGCCTATGAAGCCCATCTCCTCCGGGTGCTCTACAGCAAGCGCATCTGGGATGAACTAAAAGTCAGTGTCGACCCATGAAAGATCCAGCACAAAGAGAAGCCGAGTACGCAGTTGACCGACTGTTTACTTGGGCTAACAACGAAACGCACCCCAGCACCTACCTGATCTTCCTTTGCCTTACGGGCAATCACGTCTGTGACGCAATCAAGGTGATCGGCTACCTAGAGGGCGACCTGCTCTCTAAGGCTCTTGCGGCGTGGACTACCTACCCGCAAGAGATCAACGCATTAATCGCAAAGCAACTCCGAGAGGTTCAATGACCCGCGCCTATCCCAAGAACGCTTTTGTCTCCGAAGTCCTACGGACTAACTGGACAGAAGAAAACGGCAACAGCAAGAAGAAAACGGGGGGTTTATCCGCAATCGTGCAAATCCCCGACGAGCTAAACGAAGAAGGATGGGGCGAGGTGCAGGTGTTTCAGCCCGACAACGAGGAAGAGCATCCTGGCTGGTACGACCTTGTCACTAAAGAGCTCGAGATTCGGCTATGCGTTAGGGGAGAAGCCAAGCGAGAAAACGAGCTGTTAGGGAAAGCTCTGCCGCTAAAAAATCAGCCGACGCTTACCCAGCGGATTATCAAGGCGAAGCTCGGGGTCAAGGAGGAGCCCGAAAAAGAGCCGATCGCAGCCGTCGAGGTCACCGAAGGCGACAAGCTTGAGGAACAGCTGAAAGCCGAGGTTGAAAGGAAGCAGCACCTCGAAACGCTGAAGGCTTACCTGCCCCGACTGCGCATGTTGATCAAGAAGGGCGAGTGGCTTGACAACAACGAAACCGGACTGCTGTTAGCTCAATCAGCCATCTGCCGGGCTTACTACGAATGGGCAGAGGACGAGTCTCCTGGTGCCGACACCAGCTTTACGGAGAACGTGTTAGATGCCTGCAAGTACATCGTCGAAACGATGTCAGAGTTGCGTGGTCCCCTGCTTGATGGGAAAGAGCCCGATGGCACTTTGTCCGTGACTTGCAGGCATGGGTCGTCTAAAACCGTCCTGGATCTCAAGCACTTCCAATGAAGGCAGCGGCTCGGCTGATGCTCCAGTACTTGCGCGGGATGGTGGCTGGCGAGCCAAGACTGCAGCCAATCCTTCGGCTCCCTCTCTCGGAAGAGTCGCGGGAGTATCTCCTGACGATGGAAATCGAATGGCAGGTTGCGTTGCTCGAGCACTGCCTCGAGCTTCCACCCGGTAAGTACCCGAGACAAGGGCAAGGACAGGAGCCGTAGCGCAGGGGCGTAGGGAGGGGTCTACATGTGGGCTCCGTTCTGCTGCCTGTGTAAGGGGTGCCACTGGTCGGGCTATCCGGTGGGTGACATCACCCCAAGCACTGATAGGAGGGCTCCCGTCGAGGAGGCGGTCTGGTTCCGGCTTCCGTTGGCTAGCTCATTGGGACCGTCTAAGCAGAAACCCTTGTAAGTCCCCGCACCGGTTCTCTTTCTGTCCCCTGTAGGGTCCGGATCGGACCCGTTCGGGTATTGTTGTCACATGAGGCAAAGCCTCTAGCCCATCGCGCCTTTCACTCATGACTAACGCTCAGGCAATCGACATCCTCTTCGATCTCGGTTACTCGGTCGCTTCCGGCGAGGAGCAGTTTTTCTACGTTGCCCGGACGCCCCTGGCTGCTCGTTACGACCTCCCTAAAGGACGCAAGCTTCAAGTACACGAGCTCGACTCCTTCGTCTTCGATGCAGTCTGCAAGGCTGGCTGCACTGCCCTCCCCACCTGGTGCTGATCATCAGCCCCTTCGGGGGCTCCCAACCCATCGCGTCTTTCACATGCTTCCCCTTTCACCCCGCGAGTTCCCCGAGCTCTCCACCGAACAAGAGCGGCAGATGACTCAGGAGGTCGCCGACGAGTTCAGCGACTACATCAACGACGACCTGTACGACCTCCTCAGCGACTACATCGCCGACGTTCTCAAAAAGAACAACATCGACCTCGACAGCCGCGAAGCTGACGACCTGTTCCAGGACATCTCCAACCGGATCACCGTCAACGTCACGGTCTCGAAGTAACCCACCGCCCCCTTCGGGGGCTTCTTCCCATCGCGTCTTAGCCATGAAGTTCCTCGCCTCTTTCGCAATCGCCATCGGCGTCTCAGGCGCCGCCTTCTACCTGGTCAACTCAGCCCTCGCTGATATGACCGCCCACGACTGCTACGTCAACAAGATCCAACGCGCCTGCGACGCTCTCTGATGACTACCGACATCACGACCGCGCAGGATCTCATCGACGCTCTCCTAGAGATCCGCGAAGAACGCGAACAGCTCGACGCTCGCGAAGCCTTCATCAAAGAGCAGCTCCAAGCCGCCATCGCCCTCGGCGAGCTCGACGCGAACGAGGCAGAGGAGGGCGTCTATCAGTTCAGTAACGCCCGCTATACCCGCTGCGAGCGGAGCACCTACAAGCTCAGCAGTCAGGCGCAAAAGGCGATCACGGCAATCAAGGAACAGGACATTGACGCTGGACTCGCCAAGCGCAACGTCTCTATCTTTTGGAGGCTTAGCGGTATGTCTTGACTAACACCCTTACCTTCACGGTTCACGGCATCCCCGCACCCCAGGGCTCCAAGCGCCACCTCGGTCGCGGGATCCTTGTCGAGTCGAGCAAGAAGGTAAAGCCCTGGCGGCAGGACGTTAAGTACCAAGCCCTAGCCCTTAAGCCCGCCGATTGGGTAACCGCCGCGCCCGTCGCGATGTCGGTTGTCTTCCGCTTCCAGCGCCCCAAGTCTCATTTCAATAAAAGTGGTCTCCGCTCGTCCGCCCCCCTCGAATGCACTTCAGCTTCCCACGGCGACATCGAAAAGCTCGTGCGAAGCACTAACGACGCCCTAAACGGCGTCCTGTTCGACGATGACCGCCAGGTCGTTTCGCTCGTAGCAACTAAGCGTTACTGCGAGGGCAGCGAGCCCCCCGGCGCCATCATCACGCTCACTGCGCTTACTCCTTCCGAATGACTATCCCTAACCTTGCGGGCGTCATCAGTAAAGATGACGTGTTCCGAAAAGGGTCCGGATCCTATGCCGCTGATTACGTCAGCTGGGCTCGGATCGCTAACCACCTCCATACAGCCGCCCCCGGCTGGGAGTTTCACCTAAAGCCCGCGCCCGATGGCGGGCACGTCTGGCAAGCCCCCGACGGCTCCGCCTATCTCGTTACCTACTTCAGCGGTCCCGAGGATCAAGCGACGCCAGACTTTGTCTACCCCTGTCAAGACAACAGGAATCAGCCGGTGCGTTTCGACAAGGTGTCCTGCCGGACCCTTACCGACAGCCATCGTCGCGCCCTCTGCGCCAACGCCGCCTTTACCTTCTCCCTTGGCTACGAGCTCTGGGCTAGGGAAGAGATCGAAGCCGCGACGCAGGAGCCTGTAAAGACTGTTGAGGAACCTGCCCCAAGCAAGCCGAAGCCTCGCAGCGCTGCTAAACCAACAAAGCAAGCAGCGAGCCTGGACAAAGAGGACACGCCCTTAAGTGAGCAGGACCTGGTAACCGCGCGGGAGCTGCTTAAAGCAGAGCCCGTCGCCAGCAGGAACAAGATCATCAAGGCGTTCACGGCGGAGTTCAACGTGCCGGAGGGTCATCTAATGACCTCGCACATCACGCTCCCTAAGCACCTCCGGTTTATCCAGGAGCGCGTCACGACGACCTAACCCGATGACCGACGAGATGATGCACGCCGAGATGGCGGCTCTTTACGCGCAACAGCGAGTGACTCAAGTCAAAGCACCAGACGCACATCTCGAAAGTCTCCTGCCTCCCGAGCTCTACGCCTCCGTGCAGCATTACGCCGCCGCGAGGGATTTCACCGCGAAGCAGGCACTGTTCCACATCGTTTCCAAATTCTTCGGACCATGCTCCAAATCACCGCAGTCGGCAACCTCGCCGCTGATCCCGAAACCCGCGAGGTAGGCGACAACTCTGTCGCTAACTTCACGATCATCTGCAACAAGAAGGTCAAAGGCGAAGAGCACACCACTGCTCTCCGTTGTGCGGTATGGGGTCCGCGCGCAAAGGTCGTTAGCGACTATCTGACCAAGGGCTCGCAGGTCACCGTTACCGGTCAGGCTTACATCGAGACCTACGAAACCAAGCAAGGGGAAACCCGCGCAAACCTCAACGTCGCCGTCAACGACTTCACCCTGCCTCCGAAGCCTCGGGTTGAATCTGACGCAATGCCGTTTTAGTGTCCTGGGGGCTCTGCCCCCTTTTTTTATGCATAGATGTCTGATCCGCTCCGCGACTATCTGAACGAGATCGGCAAAATCCCTTTGCTTAGTGCGGCAGAAGAGATCGCACTTGGCAACTCGATTCAGGCGATGATGCCCCTTCTCGAAAAAGAGGAACTAACAAAAGCAGAGGAAAAGGTTGTCCGCATCGGCAAGCGCGCAAAGAAACGGATGGTGCAGGGCAACCTGCGCCTCGTGATTAGCGTTGCCAGCAAGTACAACAAGATGACCGCGCGTCTCTCGATGCAAGACCTCGTGCAGGAGGGAAACATCGGGCTAATCAGAGCAGTCGAGATGTTCGACCCTTCGAGGGGGTACAAGTTCTCGACATACGCTTACTGGTGGATCCGGCAGGGGATTATGCGCGCGACGCAAACCCAGGACCGCATGATCAAGCTCCCGAGCGGAGCGCCGGACTCCTTGCGAAAGGTCCGGCGTTACATGATCGACTACCAGGAGGAACACGGTGTCTTCCCGACCCTTAAGCAGTGCGCCGAGTTAATCGGCGTGCAGCCCGAGACAATGCGTAACTACCTCTACGCCGCGCAGGACGCATCGTCACTCGATGCGAAATGCCAAACCAAGGAGGACAAGGGCAACAACATCATCGACCTGATCCCGTCGGAAGACGGGATGCCGGAAGAAGAGCTGTTGCTTGAAACGCAAATCGAGGCGGTAAAGCACGCGGTCGCGCAGATCAGCCCGACAAACCAACGGCTAATCAAGCTGCGATATGGGCTCGACGGACAGGATGCGATGTCCCACCCGTCAATCGCAAAAAAGATCGGGATGCATCGCGAGAGCGTCAGGAAGCAGATCTTGTCTGCCGAGGATGAGATGCGCCGAATCTTGAGGGGTGATCCGCCGGGAAAGTCGAAGAGACAGGGGTGCAGCTCCAGCTTGACCTGGGGCTGGGGTTAGACAGTGCCTAGATTTAGCCCCGAGATCAAGTGCGCTAGCTGCGGGTGTCCTCTCGTCACTGTCGTAATGACTAAATGGTCGATCGATGGCGGGAGGATCCGGCGGAGAGTATGCAAAAAATGCAAGCACCGCTGGTACACCTACACCCCGCCGGAGCGAGAGATCAGCGGTCAGGACATTGTCTGGAGAGTCGGCACTGACTACGTGTCGGTCAAGGTAGAGAGCTCTGCCTCAGCTAGCCCCAGCCGTGCCTCGAGCTCCGCGATGTAGCCGACTGCCTGGCTGATTAGTTTCTGCTGGAAGGCGTTTTGCTTAGCGATAGAGGCGCAAAGTCCCCTGACCTGCGTCTCGTCGCTCGCGGCAAGTATCGATCTTGAGTCGCGCTCGATTCGCAACTCCTCTTCCATAGTTAGGTTGACTACCATCCACTCTCCCCAAGACATGTCGGAATGGCAGCATGATTTTCAAGATAGCTGCATGAATCCGCCAAAGATCTTGCAAATAGAAACAGAAAATGGAACCCGCTGGAGAGTTATCTATGCCGGGATGGTGAAGGACCACGAGCTGGAATGGAAAGCCGCGCGGCATTATCACGAGGCGTGCGAGGTCTACGGACAGCAGCTCGGACTTAAGCGATGGCTACAGGAGTAGTGGCGGGAGGTCGTCAACGAGGATCGCCCAACCGCTCCCGGGTCCCTCGACTTCCCACCGGTGCAAAAAGTCTTCTCGGTCGTAAAAGACTGCCTCGCCTTGCCCGGGCTTCAGGAGGCGTCCAGTTTTTGTGTCGTGCTCCCCTCTTGGGTCGTGGACGATAAAGAACTTGTCGGTGTAGCCGATAATCACTGACCAGTGACCGATGCCCTCGGCGGGTCTACCGGTACTGATGTCGCCTCGTTGCAGCCAGCCAACAGCGACCGGTCGCGCGGCATCGATCTCGGCTTCAAGCAGGTCGGCGGTTCCGTTGCTAATAAACTCCGAGCGCACCCCAAGTTCCGTAAGAGCCTTTAGGTGGCTGTCGACGTGCACGGTGTCGCCATACTTCGCGCGGACCTTGTCGTACTGCTCTTGGCGCTCGATCAACCCGTAATGCGCCGCGAGCATCGCGATCGTGCTGGTAAAACACTTTCGATGCCCGTC